AGGTGGCTCAAACAGTAGGCGTAACAGCTCAGGTAACTTGCGTGAGGACATCCTTGACTTGATACCAACACCAACCACTAGAGATTACAAAGATGGCTCACAGCCGCATGAGCGAGATGGCAAGGTTCAGACAGACACAGTAGCCAGAGCAGTAATCAATAGTGGTGAGGTATTACTTGGCACACCAAGAGCCGGCAACTATAACTCATCAAGCAAACAAGTTCAGGCAGGTGCACCTAAGTCACGCATTGAGGATCAAGTACTGCTTACCAACTGGGGTAAGTTCGAGCCAGCCATAAGACGCTGGGAAGCTATTATCGGCAGACCTGCACCAGAGCCAACCAAGCCAGACGGTAAAGAAGGAAACCATAGACTCTCATCTAAGTTCACCGAGTGGATGATGGGACTACCTGACGGCTGGATAACAGACATCGGACTAAAGCGTAACGATGAGCTGAAAGCTTGTGGCAATGGAGTAGTGCCTCAGCAAGCAGAGCTAGCCCTTAGCTTGCTAGGCATCAAGGAAATACTAGAAAGAAACTAATGCCTACATACGATTACAAATGCAAGACCTGTGACCTCAAGATGTCTGTCATAAGAAAGATAGACGAGCCAGATAGAACACCACTCTGTGCCAACTGTGTCAAAGACTTAGTGAGAGTGTATGACCCACCAGCAGTAACCTTCATGGGTATCGGATGGGGTAAAGACGCGTGATCGTATTCCCTAAGCCCTGCCTCAAGTGCAAGGCACTATTCAAGGCTAGGTCAGAGTATTGCGATGCTTGCCGGCTGGAAAGAAAACCAAGAGAACAGAAACCAAGAGTGTATTCGCCTGAAAGAAAACTACGGAAGGCTTTTTTATACGGGGGGGATTATCGCCAGCGGGCTAGGGTGGTGAGGGAAACGGCTACCCACTGTCACATCTGTAAGCAAGCGTTCACAGATAGAACTCAGATACAAGCTGACCATCTGATACCAGGAAATCCTGAGAGTCCTTTAGCCCCTGCCCACCGCACCTGCAACGCTCGCAAAGGAAACAAATACATTGGCTAGCCTCTGGGCGATGACAAGGAATCAATCACACAAGCCATAAGTAGTGTTTGTTTAGTATTTTTACAATACTTATCTAATAAGCCCTGTACAAGCCACCTGTGGACCCCCACGCCGTTATTTACGGGGAGTGGGTCTTTTCTTTGCTATCTCGCAAGCCAACACCCCGAGCCCCTGAGCTTCTGTGCAGAGTCGCAAAAGTCAGCGTTTTTGAGATAGGCTAAAACTAGCCAATTGAAAGGGGTCAAATGAGAAACGGAAAAAGCTGGGAAAAGATAGGCAAGAGAACGAAAGCCGGCAACGCAACAAGGCGCAGAAAAAAGACCGAAAAACGAACAAACAAGAAGTAAGGCCTACGCAATGAAAATTGAAACACTCGATATCTCTGGACTGACCCCCGATCCAAACAACGCCAGGAAGCATGACGAAACAAACCTAAAGGCAATTGAGCACAGCCTCCAAAGCTTCGGTCAACGCAAGCCAATAGTCGTTAGTCAAACTAATCTGATAGTCGCCGGCAACGGAACAGTTGAAGCTGCCAAGAGAATTGGTTGGACAGAGATTGAAGCAGTTAGGATTCCAGAGGACTGGACACCGGAACAGATAAAAGCCTTTGCCTTGGCAGACAACAAAACAGCAGAGCTCGCAAGTTGGGATAAAGCCATCCTTAATGAACAGCTCGCCGAGCTTGATAACGCTGGCTGGCAGCTGACCGAAATGGGCTTCGAGTGGCATCCACAAGATCAACTAGAAAACATAGTCGAAGTGGACTTGCCAGAAAACACAAAAAAGAGAACCAAGCTAGGACAGGTCTGGAAACTAGGGAATCACAAACTCACCATCGGAGATTCGACTCAAGCCTCAACTTACGAGCAACTGCTTGAAGGAGAGCAAGTTGACCTAGTCATCACAGACCCTCCTTACAATGTCGACTACCATGGTGGAACCGATAAGGAGATGACAATAAGCAACGACAATATGAGCGATGCAGATTTTCAACAATTTCTAGGTCAGTCATTTCAAAGGATGATTGAAGTCAGCAAAGCTGGCGCTCCAATTTATGTCTTTCATGCAGACGGCTCGGGTGGAGCGTTCAGAAATGAATTCATGAACGCTGGGTGGTTACTGAAGCAAGTTTTGATATGGGTCAAGAATAGCTTTGTCATGGGTCGGCAAGATTACCACTGGCAGCATGAACCAATCCTCTATGGATGGAAACCAGGTGCCGGACACAAGTGGTATGGGGATCGTAACAAAGCCACCGTCATCGATGACCAACAAGATATCAGTCAAATGAACAAGAATGACCTTCTCGAACTTCTGCGTGTTGAGTCTGATTTCTCTACTGTTTTACGAGAGAACAAACCAAAGAAAAACGGTATTCATCCAACAATGAAACCGATTATTCTAATCGCCAAGCTCATGAGCAACAGCAGCCTAAATGGAGATATAGTCTTAGACCCATTCGCCGGAAGCGGCAGCACCATGATAGCTGCCGAGCAACTAGGAAGGTCAGCCAGACTTATTGAGCTAGACCCCGAATACGCAGATGCGATACTTGCTCGCTGGGAATTCCAGACTAACCAAAAAGCTGAACTTATCAGTGAAGGATAGTCATGGCACAAATGGGCAGACCCCCAAAGCCAGTCGAACAAAAAAGACTTCTTGGCAACCCAGGTAGGCGACCACTTCCTGAACCATCTACCTTGCAACAATTAGAACCAATCAAGAATATCCCTGAACCTCCAAGACAGTTATTTGAGGCTGGTCAACAACTTTGGGACAGGGTCTGGGAAAGTGGACTCACTTGGATAAGCCCTCACAGCGACATTGAATTACTTATGATGACCTGCGAACAAATAGACGAGAGAATTAAACTACGCACGAGCGTTTGGAACAACAACCGATCAGACGAGAGAAAAGCACTTAGGGCTTTGGACAAAGAAATTGTAAACAACCTTAGCCTCCTTGGATTCAGCCCTTCAGATAGAACTAGGCTCGGCGTGGCAGAGGTAAAGAAACAATCAAAACTTGAGGAATTAATGGCTCGAAAGGCACAGCGTGGGTAGCTGGCCTCCGGCTTGGTTAACTCCAGTTTCCGATGAAGCCATCAAAGCAGGCGATGGTCAGTATGCCATTGACTTTGCAGAGGCCTTTGGAACTATCGGTAAGGATGGGATTGCCGGTCGCGCTGGGGATGCTTTAATTCTAAGAGATTGGCAAAAAGAACTCGTCAAGCGTATCTTCGCAAGGGATGCAGACGGTGGACTCACTGCAAGAGTGGCACTTATCGGAACACCAAGGAAGTCAGGGAAATCAGCCCTAGCCTCAACGCTTGCTCTTTACAGCCTGATAGCTGAGGGCATTGAAGGTGGCGAGGTTGTGGTTGCTGCTGCCGAAAAAGAACAGGCTCGAATCATCTTTGGTGAAGCAAAGCGCATGGTCGAAGCTAGTGAGCTGTCCGAGCTTTGCACCTTGTATCGAGATGCAATCTTTGTACCATCAACTAACTCTGTAATGAAGGTGCTATCTGCTGAGGCTTACTCCAAGGAAGGTCTAAATGTTAGCCGAGCGATTGTGGATGAGATTCACGCGCACAAGAACCGAGAACTATTTGATGTGCTTTCACTCTCGATGGGTAACCGAGGCAAGCTGGCTCAGCTACTAGCAGTCACCACAGCCGGTCAAAAGACAGACATGACAGGGCAAGACTCTATTGCTTACAACCTGTATCAGTACGGCAAGCGAGTATCAACAGGTGAAATTATTGACCCAACTTTCTTTATGTCTTGGTGGGAAGCACCACCAGAGGCAGACCATCGCGACCCTGAGATGTGGAAGGTTGCCAACCCAGGTTATGACGATCTAGTATCAGCCGATGACTTTGAGTCTGCTGTCAAAAGAACCCCAGAGCCAGAGTTTAGAACCAAGCGATTGAACCAATGGGTAAGCTCTATGAACGCTTGGCTACCTAACGGAGCATGGCAACCACTAGCCGAACAGCGAGAGTTGCGACCAGATGAGGATATTATCATCGGCTTTGACGGGTCATTCAATGGTGACTGCACTAGCTTGATGGGTTGCACCATACCCAAAGATGATGAAAAACCCTATCTGTTTATGATCAAAACATGGGAGAAACAGCCAGAGGACACCGATGATTGGCGTGTAAACACCCAAGAAGTCGAGGATGTAATCATCCAATTCTGCTCAACTCACAATGTAAAAGAGATAGCTTGTGACCCTTATCGCTGGCAAAGGTCTATG